CATACTCATATTTATAGCCTTTGGCTAGGCAATAAATATGTGTGATATGCCAAGATTATCCATTTTTAAGCCTGAAAAAGGTAATGACTATAAATTCTTCGATCGCAACATAAAGGAGATGTTCACGGTTGGAGGCACAGATCTGCACCTACACAAATACCTTGGTCCATACGATCAAGGCGATCAGCAAAAAGATGGAGACGCATCTCCAACCCAACCCAACTACGCAGGAAGCGAAGTTAATGAGACAACCATACAAGATTTACTTTTCTTAGAAAACAGAGACAGGAAATATTCGCCTGATGTATACACTGTGCGAGGCATCTACAATGTGCAAGACGCAGACTTCAACCTATCACAGTTTGGAATGTTTCTACAAAATGACACACTGTTTTTGACAGTGCATCTCAACGACATAGTAGAAAGGATTGGAAGAAAGCCAATGGCCGGTGATGTGTTGGAATTTCCACACTTGAAAGATGATTTCTCACTAGATGAAAGCATACCAATTGCTCTGAAAAGATATTATGTAATCGAGGACGTGAACAGGGCCGCAGAAGGTTTCTCTCAGACATGGTGGCCACATTTACTAAGGTTGAAACTAAAAACTCTAGTGGACTCACAGGAATTCAGAGATATTTTGGGTGATGCAACAACAACTGGTTCAGTAGCAAATTACATGAGCACTTTCAACAGAGAAAAATCAATAAACGATCAAATAGTTGCACAAGCAGAATCAGATGCTCCTAAGTCAGGGTTCAACTACAAACAATATTATGTCGCTCCAATCGATGAAAGGGGTAATATTAGAACTGACAATGTCAACACAGAAGAACAAAGGGCAAGTAGTGACGCAACTGTAAATGCAACAATAGATACACCTGCAAGTTCACATTATGGTTTCTACCTTGATGGTGATGGCGTTGCTCCTAACGGAAATCCTGCTGGATTCGGAATTTCTTTTCCAACCACGGGTGTGGATCAAGGAGATTACTTTTTAAGGACAGATTTCCTACCGAACAGACTGTTTAGATACGACGGAAACAGATGGGTCAAAATTGAGGACTCGGTAAGAATTACAACAACTAATAATGATTCTAGGGCGACCTACAAGACAGGTTTTGTTAATAATACATCAGAGGCTACTATAAATGGATTAACTACAAAACAAAGACAGTCACTTTCCGAAGCACTCAAACCAAAGGCTGACAATTAATGTTACATTTTTACGAAGGACAGGTTAGGAAATTTTTAACTCAATTCATAAGAATATTGAGTAATTTTTCTGTTGAAACAGGAAAAGCAAAAGATGGTTCAATAAGCCTTAGAGCAGTGCCGGTCGTGTACGGAGATCCAACTAGACAAGTGGCAAACATAATTAGGAATAATAGTGAAAACGCTATGAATTACGCACCTAAAATTGCTTGTTATGTAAGAGAATTGAATTATGATAGGGAAAGAATGCAGAATCCTTATCACATAGAAAAACAGCATTTACGAGAAAGAGATGTAGATTCAGATGGCAATTATACTAATCAGTTGGGTGCTGGTTACACAGTAGAAAAAGTCATGCCATCACCCTTCAGATTAGAAGTAACTGCGGATATATTCTCGTCCAACACCGATCAAAAACTACAAATACTTGAACAAATATTATATCTTTTCAATCCAGATTTTGAAATACAAAAGACTGACAATTACATTGACTGGACAAGTTTGAGTTATGTCGAGTTGACCGGTATAACTTTCAGTTCTAGGACCATCCCGGTAGGAGCAGATTCAGAAATTGATGTTGCATCAATGACATTCAGTATGCCAATATGGTTATCTCCGCCAGTCAAAGTTAAAAAATTAGGCGTGGTGCAAAAAATAATCATGAGCATTTATGATGACGATGGTGGTATTGCAAAAGGTTTGATAGATGGAGAACTGGCTTCGAGAAGTTTTATTACACCAAACAATTATGCTTTGTTAGTTACAGGAAATCAGTTGAGACTCTTAGGAAGCACAGGCACAAGTGTAACAAGTGGAGGTGACGGATTTGCCACAGGCGCCAGAGATCCTGGGTTAGCAGATCCTTTCGAGACGTTTGGACCTGCAATCAATTGGAAAGTATTGTTAGACCAGTATGGAAAAGTAACAAACGGAACATCACAGATAAGACTTACTCAAGAAAACGGTAATGAAGTGGTTGGAACAATAGCCACAACTACTCTTGATGACACCATTCTTCTCTACACCATAGACGATGACACAATACCCGCAAACACTTTGACAGCGGTGAGTAAGATAATCAATCCGCAGACTTTCGATCCAGGTGACACACCAGTCAATGGAACTAGATATCTTATAACAGAAGATATTGGTAAACTCAGAACCGATGAAAGATCTGCAGACGACACAGATGAAGTTGCATCAGACACTGATAACACAGCAGACAAAGGTTGGTTCTTCAGTCAAAAATGGAGGCACAGACCTGCCAGCAAGAACGATATAATACAATACGATTCGATCAACGATGAATGGGACGTGGTTTGGGACGCAAGTGATCCTGATTCAACCTTAGCCTACGTTACTAACCTTAACACCGGTATACAGTACAAGTTCAATAACGGTGTTTGGATCAAGAGTTACGAAGGAATATATCGACAAGGAAACTGGAGCATAGTATTAGATGGTGGATACACCACAGGATATGATCTAAGTACAGACGCAACTACCCCTTGATAATCTAGCGTTTTGCTGTTATAATATAGCATGAAAGAAAACATTATTTGCTCTGGAGCACTTTTTTATTCTACAAGTACAAAGAGATTCCTATTTCTGCAAAGAACAGACAAAAAAACAGCGGGCACATGGGGACTAGTTGGTGGTAAGTCTAAATTTCTCGAAAGTGCGTTTGAAGGTCTCAAACGTGAGATCCAAGAAGAAGTTGGCAATACAACTAAATTTAAAAAAGTTATTCCATTAGAAATGTTTACATCAAACGATCAAAAATTTTATTTTCACACATATGTTATTGTAATTGACAATGAATTTATTCCTGTACTGAACGAGGAGCACTCTGGATATTGTTGGACTGCTTTTGAATGTTGGCCAAAAAATCTACATGTGGGACTTAAAAACACCCTCAACAACAAATCTATAAAAGGCAAACTTCAAACAATCTTGGATCTTATCACCTAAAAAAAAAGGCGACCCGAAAGCCGCCTTTTAATTCTACTAAAAAGTATTAATATTTATTAGTTGTTAGATCTCACTGCACAGTTTATTAATTTAACACCTGCGTCAGTAGAAGTTTCTAATGCTCTACCAATGACATTAAAAGGAGAGATTGACTCACCTTGCACCACTGCTCTAGCACAACCTTTTGTTGATGATGTGACTAATCTTTGACCTTTAGTCACTACACCTATAACCCTGACTGGTGTTCTACCTGTCATCGCTACGAAAGGGTGTGTTTCATCAGGACCTGCACCGTAGTTCATCATGTATGCTGGTTTGTGAGAAATAACACCAAACACATCCTCAGACATTTCTGAAGTGATTTCCGTGATCTCTGCTGAACCGCCTACCATAACTACCGAGCCTGTTTCCATAGGAGCGTCTGCTTCGAAACGCTCCGCCACGTCCGCGTACTGTGCCGCTGACGCCGTGGATGCAATTACATTGGTTGATGGATTGTATTTCAAGCCAGTGTCTGTTTCAATGCCCTGTGTTCCAGATGCACCATCTACTAGACAGATAAAGATATCTTCGTTGGCTGTGTTGTTCGCGGTAACTGTCACGTTAGTGGCTTCAGTGGCAGTATCAGCGTTTCCTGTTACGTCACCTGTCACATTACCTTCTATGTTCGCAATTAAAGTACCTGTCGTTACTGTGATACCACCTGACTTGTCACCTGCTGTTGCAGATGTAGTACCAACCTTGAACTTGTCCGCAGATTCGTCCCAAATGATCGCCGCGTTGTCGCCTGTTGAACCCCTCTCAAAGATAAACCCAATGTCGTTACTTGATGATGATATACCTGAGTTAAGTTCCATTAAGTTATCTGATACAGTTGTGTTGGTAGTGTTAACTGTTGTAGTTGAACCGTTAACTGTCAAATCACCTGTCAATGTAAGGTTACCACCAATTGTTGCGTTGTTGGTTATTGCCGTGTTACCTGTTGCTGTAAGATTCAACACACCTGTTGATGTTATAGTCAAGTCAGTTCCGTCAGACTCGATCTTCTCACCACCTGTACCATATGCAATTCCCACGTCATTTGGAATCTCTACGTCTGATGTGGCTGTAAGTTTGATCTTTGCTCCAGAATTGATTGTCAAGTCTGTGTCGTTTGACTCGATCTTTTCAGATCCATTTGCGTCAAATACCAAACCTACGTTTTGTGGAATGTGTACATCTGATGTTGCTGAAAGGTTAATTTTTGCACCGCCACTTATGGTCAAATCTGTGTCGTTTGATTCGATCTTCTCTGATCCGTTGGCGTCAAATACTAAACCTACGTTTTGTGGAATATGTACATCTGAAGTTGCCGATAAATTAATTTTGGCACCTGATGTAACTGTAAGATCTGTGTCATCTCCCTCGATCTTCTCACCAGATCCAAATACTAGTCCTACACTTGTTGGTAACACAACATCTGCTGTTGCTGTAAGATTGATGTTGTTACCTGAAATTGTTAAGTCAGTTCCATCACCTTCGATTTTCTCACCGTCGTTACCAAATGTTACACCAATGTCTTGTGGTATGTTGATGTCTCCGTTGGCTCCAACTGAAAAGGACAAGTCAGTACCATCTGACTCGATTTTTTCTGTGCCGGCAGTGTCAAATACAAGACCAACTCCTTGTGGAATGTGTACATCTGACGTTGCTGTAAGGTTTATCTTGGCACCTGAGTTGATTGTCAAGTCTGTGTCGTTTGACTCGATCTTTTCAGATCCATTTGCGTCAAATACCAAACCTACGTTTTGTGGAATGTGTACATCTGACGTTGCTGTCAAATTTAGTTTGGCACTTGAAGCAATGGTTAAGTCTGTGCCATCACCCTCGATTTTTTCTCCATCATTACCAAACGTTACTCCTATGTTGGCCGGGACGTTGACGTCAGCACCTGCTGTAAGGTTGATGTCTCCAGTTCCTGCCGCATCTAGTGTTATGTCAGCATTTGATCCATTTGACACAACATCGTTTACTGTGATCTGTGTTGCTGTGATCGTACCGTTGAGTGTTGGTGAATTGATGATCGGACTAGTAAGTGTTTTGTTGGTCATTGTTTGCGTACCAGAGTCGGAGTACGCCTTAGTTACTACGTCACCGTCTGCTGAGGGTGCCGAAGTTGCAAGACCTGTAATTTTATTAGTTGATGCATCGATCGTTACATCACCTATTTCTATACCGTTATTGACTCTAAAGTTTCGTGTTGTCATGGTTCCATATCTCCCGCATGAATGTTATTATTGCTGTATTTATGTTATTATGGGTGTTATTCTGCTAGACAGTTAATTCTATAGGCGTTTACAGTGGTAGACCCACCCGATGTTGATGCTATCTTTAATTCGAGGCTGTTGTCAGCATCAGACTTGAACGCCGCAGTGAATACTAATTGGTCGGTTGCCTTTGTTGACACAAAAGGACCTTCCGACACAGATGCCTCTCCAGGTGCTCCAGCACAGTAGACCTCCTGCACACTGTACGCACCCTCTGTTGCGTTGCCGCCTACCACAAAGTACACTGCCGCTGTGGCATCGTCTAAATCAAAATCATCAAACGCCGTGGCACTTGAGCTCACTGTCGTGGCACCAATTATCTTCTGGTTACCGTTGGATGTTGCGGTCATCGAATCTGATAATAGAATTTTGTGTATTTTCAATGATAGGTTCGTTGTCAATCCCGCCGCCGATAGGACAACGTTGGATCCACTGATTGCGGCGGACAGTGTGATCATGTCGTTGTTGCCAGTGTTGACTGTGCCATACTGCGTGACAAACGCATCAGTGCCGTTGTGTACAACAAGTGCTTCGGTGACGCCTGTCTCTGTCTTAGCATTATCATCTATCAGTATCGTGTATTTGGCCGCCCTAAAACTGGCGTGTGCGAATGTGTCTATGCTCTCTGATGCTGAATCTACGTCGGTGTTGGACGTAGTCACTGTCACGCCTGCTGTGGCATCTGACGTGTTTGCTCTCGAGATTGGAATCTTGTAATAACTGACTTTTGAATCTGCACTTGGTGCCGCGATCTTTACCCTAACCTGGCCACTTGATACGTCAGCAGTTGTGCTAGGCAATGTGTTGCTGGTTCCAGAAGCACCACCCCTAGGACCGCCAATGAAAGCGTCTGCATCATTATGACACACCGAGAAACAAGAGGCACTTGAATGATCGTTGGTTAGATCGTTAAGAGCCACGAAGTACCAAGCCATGTCAGCACTTGTGGCCTGGAAGTAATCCACAGTTCTTGCTGAAGTTCCTACTGATTTATTGTTCTTTACCACAGCCCTTGTGTCATCTGACGCTGTGGTTGTGCTTGAGGCAAATGAAAGTGTGCCCGCACCGTCTGTCTTCAAGAAGTCACCGTCGCTACCATCTGTGGTGGGTAGTGTGAAGGCAACGCCACCTGAAGTTATGACCACCCCTCCTGTGCCGGCCGGCGTGATGTTTATATCTGCGTTAGATCCATTGGATACTAAGTCATTTGTTGTCACAGAAGTTGCCGTCAAAGTTCCGTTTACTGTCGGTGTTGTAATAGTCGGAGATGTTAAAACTTTATTTGTTAGTGTCTGTGAGTCTGTTAAAGTCACAACTGTGCCTGTGTCTATTGCTGTGGTCACTGTTTTGCCACTTACAGACGTGCTTATACCGTTTCCACCTGCAAAGTGTAACGTTTCTGAATCTAAGTCTATCGATATAGCAGTAGAATCATCCGCGGTAACATCAAGGTCTTCGGCTGTGATCTGTGTGTCAACATAATCTTTAACTGCGGCCGATGTAGGCAATGTTGTGTCATTGTCGTTTGAACCTATTCCTTCTGATTCAGTAACTATGGCGGCCGCTTTGAAGTCTGCCACGTCAATGTTTGAAATCGAGTTACCTGTTCCTTCAACATCAAATGTTTTGTTAGTGAATGTGTCAGTTGTTGCTTTACCTACCAATGTGTCTGTGGCCGCTGGTAAGGTGACTGTTACATCAGCCGTACTTGCTGGACCTAAAAGTGTTACGCCGTTTGTGCCGTTGTCTGTTCCTTCTAGGAACTTGATTGAACCCCCTGCACTATTACTGCCAGCGCCAATTACAAGGCTGTGTCCTGTTGCTGTAGTGGTGGTTGCCGCCACTGTTGTGATTCTGTCTGTGCCATCGACTTCTATTGTTACGTTTCCTGTGCCGCTGTCTGCAACAGTTACGTTGCTGTCGCCCTGTGATATAGCATTAGTTGAGACTGAACTAACCTCTGAATCTACGTAAGCCTTGATTGACTGCTGTGTTGCTAGTGATGTTGCACTATCAGAGGACATGTTGTCCTCATCTAAAATTGTTGTTACTGTGGATCCACTCGAACCTATTTTAAGATTCTCAAGAACTACTGTTCCTGTACCACTTGCGTTGATCTTTAGATCATCGTTTGATCTGTTAGTTGAAAGAGTATTATCGTTTACAGTTAAATCATTAAGGACTATGTTACCAGTACCTGCTGTGGTAATGTTAAAATCAGCGTTAGACGGCGCAGTCAACGTTGAACCAATTGATACAATGTCTCCGAGATCCTCTAGTGTTGCAAACTCTAGGGCATTACCTGCCGCATTTGTTCTGAGAACTTGTCCTGCAGATCCAATTGAACTGAGACCCGTTCCACCGTTTGCTATGGGTACAGTTTCACCTGTTTGGAACTCTGCCATTCCAGTGGCCACATTTGAACTGTTAAAGACTACTCGTACCGGTGTTTTATCTGCCATAATGTTCTCG